AAACAGCTTGATCAGGGTCTGGTAGTGCTGTTCTGTTGGTTGTAATTTGCCCGGATGTTAGCTCAAATCTTGGCTTATAATCATTTTGAATGTCGACAAGAGCAAGCGTGTCTCTGCGCTCTTCGGCCATATCGATAAGGTAGTCTGTGACAAGTGGATCTGATATGCCTGGCGCTGTTACTACATTGTGCTCAACAACATCTGGGTCTCGTAGAACATCAACTGCCTTGCGTACAGAATAAAGCTCATATGAAGTTTGCTCTGTTGCGCCGTTTATAAGCCTGTTTGCAAAAGGTTCTGGTTCTATAATATCAAAACCATCTGTGCCGCCGACCATTGGCATTGTAAATGAGTTCACGCCAGCATCTAGTAGGGCGCTAATATCTCCTGCTCCTCTAAATGAAGTTCCTGCAACTCTTGAGCCGGAAACATAAACTGGAACAGCGGCTGAGCCAGAGACATCATCAAGTGTAAAGACAAAAGAATGCTCGGTCCCTGTTGCTAAAGCACCACCGTAAGGATCGGCAAGGTCATTTGACATTCTTATTGTATAGTCTCCGTATCCTCGATCTCGGCGTGCGAATGTGCCTTGTGCGGTTGCGCCATAAAAAGCTCTTCTTGGAGAAGATACGCCATAAGCACCAGATTGGCGAAGTGATAGTCTTGGGAGTTCAAGTCGCATGTTGAAGTTGGCAACAAGAGTTTCATCGCTGTATTCTGAGCCGGTTGTAACCGACATTGTTTCAAACATTGACTTAGCTGCAAGTGTAGCAGAGCCCCCAGCGGCGCCGGTTATTTGAGTTTCTGTTCTTACTGGGCCGTAGAAGCCAAATGGAAGAAGAGAGCCGTTTGCAACACCATTATCAACTTCGTCATTCATTTCCATTCGAACATACTTAGAAATGTTGTTGTATGTTCCGTACTCTTCATAATATTTTTCATCAGTATCCCAAGTAAAGTACTTGTCACCAATTCTACGAGCAATGTAGTCTGGTGATGCAGGGTTTAAGTTCACGCCAGCAAATGACTCAATAATATTTATTGAATTGTCTGTATCTTCTGCTTTACGAACAAAAACGTCAAATGTACCGTATGGATCAACTGTTGGGTTTACGGCGGCCTTGATGTTTGCAATTGAGACTTTAATGTTTCGGTTGTCCCAGTCGCCACGAACGTCTGTTGCGACAAAACGGAAAAGTTGCTGCATATTGTCTGGTTGGTATGAGCCAGTTTCTTGTGTGAGATCTTGTGAGAAAACAAAGCCCGACTTTGCAATTGCGGCCGCAGAGGCTCTATCTGCTTGGTCGGCGCTCTCGCCGCTAAGCTCGCCAAGGAAAGCAAGAGCGTGATTAGCTGCACTCGAAAGGCTGTCAGGTGCCCCGGTCCCAGCACCACCGCCGACAACAATTTCTTCTAGTGAGCTTTCAAAAGTCTCGCCTAAGAAGTAGTTTAGTCTAGAGTCTGTACCATAAAGCTTGTCATTGGTAAAGTGTGGGTTGGTATTAAAGACCTTGCGAATATATTTTTCAGAATCTGGATCAAAGTTGAAAGTTGCTGTAAGGTGTGTGTTATCTGCCTTATAGTTCTTAATGATTGCTGTAAACTCAATGCTTTTTGAGTCTGTGCTTTCATTTTGTACCATGGTTCCGGCAGTTGTGACTGGTGTGGTTTGACCGCCGGCCGTGCTTATAAGCTGCACTTGTGCTCCATCGCCACTTAAGTAGAAAATGGCACCAAGAGAAGCGGTTACTTGGTCTAGGCCGCTGGTACCAGAAACGGCATTAGCAACAAAAAGACCACTGGCGGTAAGTGCTGTCCAGCCTGCAAGGCCATCTTGTTCATCTTTTTCTGGGTGTACTTCACCAGCAAGGCGCACAAAAGTTACAGGCCCGTTGTTTCGGAGGTAAGCCTCTGCTGCGTAAAGCCCGTAGGTTGGGGCTGCTTGGTTTCCATTTCTCCAAACATCGCCGCCTTGCCCTCCGGGTGATGGTGCGCCAAAGGCTTGGTAGAGGTCTGCAGTTGACTCAAGCCGTACTGGTGTCATTGCAGGCCCATAGACCGCACGGCCAATAACGGCTGGCCCAATTGGTGGGGCTTGCGCTGGAAGTCCTGAGCGATCAATTTCTGCTACTTGAACTCCAGGGGAAATAAAACGAAAGTTTTCTGCTGGCATGTTAATAAACTCCTTGAAGTGAATTGTAAATTTATAGTTCTTTACTAAATAGTTATTAAATTTCTAAAAAACAACTGTTAATAGAAAAATGTTGTTTCTTTAGGGAACTTATACTCTACAATACTTTCTCTAATAATAATTTTTGGCTTTTCTTCATTTATGTATTGGCCAAATAAATAACCAATTAAATTAAATGTTATTTTTGCTTCTAGTTTTCTTTGCTCTTCATCTAAGTTTGCTGAGTTATCTGAAATATTGTAATTTGAATCCATAAATAACTCATAGCTATGAAAATTGTTTTCAATAACCTTGTAATTGAAGTTTCCTGTTCGCACCATGAAAGGTTGAAGCATTTCATTCATTTGTTGTGTATACAAAGAGGTAAGGATTACTTCATAAACTGGATTAATGTGCACCACTTGAGGAATGCCAATAAAATCATAGACTGTTTTAGTTTTTTTATTTCTTCTGCTCTGCGTAGAGCGACCGGTCTTCTGCTTTGCAAAAGCATTTGAAAAATCACCTGTTTTGCTTTGCATTATTCTTTTTGCAATCTGTATTGAAGCACCATTTGAGTCAGGTGGGACATTTGCTTGAAAAATACCTTTTTTAGAGGTATCTTTTGATAGCCCAGTTCTTGCAACTGTTATTACTGGGAAGTTAAGAACATCGTTTGGCCTTGGATTTCTCTTTGTATACCAAGCACGCTCCGACCCCTGCCAGAATACGGGCACTTTATTAAAGCCTTTATTTGTTCTTGTGCTTACATTCAGATCCTCATTAACAAAGTTAAAAACTGCTTCATCAATGTTCTCCAATGTGGAGGGCTCAAAAGGAATTTCAATTATATTTTCTTGTTCTTTATTGTCCATCGAATAATCCTTCTCTAGATCTTAGACACTTAGCAGAGATCTCAAATCTTTTATCTGCTTGACCAAACAATAGCCTGGGCTCCATTAAGGTTGTTATTTCATAAAGTATTGTGTCGTATAGAACAAAATCGCCTTCTCTAACATAGAGATCTTGATCTTCAGTTAATCTTCTTTTATGAAAATTAACAACAATAGAAGCAGTTTTATCTAAACCGTAATTTGAAGTTTCTGTTTGGATCCCATCAAACTTTACAAGAGCGTGAACTCTTACGGGTGGTAGGAATGTTTTTTGTATTGCCTCTCCGTAAAGAGGGTGATAGTTTGTGTGTTCAAGAGATAGAGGATAATAAGCAACAGTTTGCCCAATAACTCTTTCAATAAGTTCATCATTTACTTGTTTTACAAGATCTCGCTCTTTTTCATTAAAGAAAAGAGGTGGTGGCGGGCTTGCTGGGCGGCTCCACTCGTCAGACATTATGAACTACCTTGTGGGCCTGTATAAATGGCCATTGGAATTGATTTAAAGGTCTCGACCACGGCAGTTATCTTGGCTTGATCATCTTGTGCAAGTTTGGTGTAAGTCAATTCGTCCATAATGGCCTTCAGTTCGTCTCTAAGGGCTTGCTTTTCTGTCTTGGACTCGTCCTTAAGGGCAGTGCCGTTAAGCGTCACAGACTCGCCAGGAATGGGCACAGTGGCAAATTTAGAACGAACTTCACCCAACTGCCCTTTTGAGACAGCAAGAGCATAGCGTCGAATCCAGTGCTTACCGATTGAGTTAACATTTTCAAATGGAATGTTTTCAAATGGCAGGGTGTTCATATTATTAACGCCATTTATTTGTTTTTGCACATAGCCAACTGAGGATGATAAAGGAGACTCGTCAACAGAGTATTCAATCCACATTTTCTTTGGCTGAACAATAGAAGGGGCAGGGAAGATCCTTAGTTTGTTGTTTCTTAATTGATAAGAGAACCCACTTGTCCTTGTATAGATGTTGTCCTCAAAAGCCATAGCCTGGGCTTTGTTTTGCCAGACTGGAATAACTTCAAATGTTGAATCATCAGCATACTGGCCATAGCTAGCCAAGTTGCCAACTGTATTCAATCCGCCATAATAACCATAAAATCTCCACATTGCTTGTGGTGTTTTATAATATACTTTGCGAACCATTATTCTATTATCTGTTCCAACAGTACCAGAGTGTACAGGATCGTTTCTTAAGATCTCTTCTAGATCATAGTCTTGCTTCTTAACCTCAACGTCAATCGAAGCAGAGTAAATGGTGACAAGGCCACCAACACGAACTTCTGTACCAATTGCATCTCCAACTCTTCTTGAATATTCAAAGGAAAAGCGAGTAAACTTTGTTGCGGCCGAAGATCCTGATGCGTCTCCGCCAATAATTGTTCCATCCGAGTCAAAAGACCCTGTTGCGGATCCAAGAAGATCAGTAAGTGAGTTTTTGCTTTGGTGAAGATTAACCAAATAAGAATATTCAACACAAGCGTCCTCATAGGCCGCATAAACATTGCCAGCAGTAAGTTCAATATCTAAAACATCACCGCCAAGCATTTTATACGTATAAGCAACTTGGTCTGCTGCTCCTGTTAAGAAAGAGTCTGATGTGGAGTATATACCGTAAGGTAGGGTTCCTGCAACATCAGTTGCTGTTCCTGTCTGGGGCAATATTACAGCCGAGGTTTGTGAAATGGGGGTCAAAACAGGCAAAGCCATTCTTTTGGTCTCCTTTTTAAGTAATCTATCTTAAATAGTTCTCGGCAAAAGAAAACCCCCCGACAATAATGCCGAGGGGTTTAATATCTAACTTAAGTTAGATTAGCCAAGGAAGTCTTTGCAGACTACAAGTCCGTACATATCGGGACGAACCATCTTCTTAGCGTAGCGTGTCATGACACCCTTACGAGGTACGAAGTCCTCAACGCCGAAGATTGTTGGTGTGACCTGGAGTGGTACGTATGGAGCGTATACGTAGCCAGACTCAAGGAAGGAAGCGCCTCGACGACCAACTAGTACGACATTGCGTAGGAAGTATGGGTCGACGTATACGTCAAACTTCTTGGAGATTGAACCAACCTTTACAGCGCCAACTGTGCCACGATCGTCGTCGTGAGTTACAGAAGCACGGAAGCCGGAGGTGAACTCAAGGAAGTTAGCCATTTCTGGTGAGACAACAATAAAGTTGGCGCCGCCACGAAGTGTCTTGCGGTGAATCTGAGCGGAGATGTCATTGATTGTCTCAATGAGTGTCTCGTACCACTCGGAAACATTACCGGTGAAGTCTGCACCGAGGAGTGACTCGTTTGCGGTTCCGCCGCCAATATCAGCGCCGGTCTCACGGTTTAGGAATCTGCCTGGTCGACGTGACCAGTAGAAAGTACCAGCGGTCGCACCCTTAACAAGGTCCTCAAGGATTTCACGGTCAATCTCAAGAGCAACTTGCTCTGAAAGGATTGATGTAAGCTCAACCTCTGCATCCATGTTGTGGTATGCGTTAAGGTCTTGGCCGAGCTCTGGTGTCCACTTAGCCTTAAGCTTCTTGGTCATTGCTGTGACAGAGATTGAATCGACCTTGATGTCGATCTCTGGGATGTCTGCCTCATTCTCAAGACCCCAAGATGAATCACCAACAACTGAACCAAGTGCGCCACCGCCAATGAAGTCGTCGTCGATTGGAGCAGTGCATGCTGTAACAGCGTTAAGCGCTGTTGCAAGGGTTGTTGCTGTTTCTGAACCCGAGGCTTCAACAACAACAAGAACATTTGCTGAGTTTGTTGGATCGAAGCCGGTAAGGCGTCGAACTTGACGGCCATTACCAAGGCTGGTGAGGGTTAGGGCGACAAAATCATCTTCGTTGAACTGACCGGCTGTTAGAGTGGCAAGTGGGATTGTAGCTGCAGCGAAAGCTGAGCCTGAAGTTAGATCGGGATCGAAGCGAAGAAGCTTCTGTAGATCGTATCCTGCTGTATTGCCATCAAATACAAGGCCGCCGCCTTCTGTCACAGAGCCTGAAGCAACAAGTGTTGTTGCAACGGTGATAGAAGCGGTTGGTGAAGCAAAGCCGTTGTTAAGTGCGTAAGGGCCAACCTCAGCATTAGCACCGGTAAGGATTACACCGCCAGTGATCTCTGAAGCAACTCGGCCTTGGCCATAAATTGAGGTGCCACCGACATTACCAAGACGAGTACCTGTCTCGTTTGAGAAGGTAAAGTCTAGGAAGAAGATTAGACCTGATGGAAGTGACATTGGCTGAACAGAAACAAGGTCCTGCGCAACTAATGAAGCGAATACTCGACGAACAAGGGGGAATGCAACTGCTGCAAAACCCTCAACATCGCCGGCTGCCATTGCGGATGACTCACGAAGAAGCTCCTTGGCTTGGTTCTCAAGAAGACGAGCCATTTGAGTACGGTGATCGTCTGAATTTAGACCCTCAAGAAGACCAGTTCGCTCCCACTTTTGAAGTAGAGCGGACGACTCCTTATAAAGGTCACGGGGCTCAATGCCCTCTGTTAGTGTCTTTAAAACTGACATTTTCTATTTCTCCTTTATAATTTTATAGAATTAAAGTATGCCTGCTAGTTTCTTCATACGAAGAACGTCGCTTGACTCGCTTATTGTTTTCTTTTTAGTTGGGCGAGCCACAAGTGTTCTTACTTTTAGCGCTTCTGTTAGGCTTTCTGGTGCTGCATTCTTTGCAGAATCAGTTAAAACAGATTCACATAGAGTCTCAAACACATCTTTGACCTTATCGGTCGCATCGGCTTTATTGATTGCTTCAACAATTCTATTTTTTTGTCGCTCATTCAAGGAGGAATCGGATAGAGCCTTATTAGAATAAAACAGTTTCGTATTTAAGAGATGGGACTCTGAAAGCTTATTCTGTAAGCTTTCAATTAAAACTGCTGTATTCTTAATTAGTTTTTGTTTTTCTGTTAATTGTTCTTGTAGATTATTTTTATTTTCAGTTAGTCTTTCAACTGCTTCTTTAAACTCTTGGTTTTCATCTTGAAGCTTATCGCATTGAAGCCTTGCAAGTTCAAGTTCTTGCTCAAAAAATACCTGGCTATCGGGGCGACCTGCCCAGCCGCTCTTTTGACCTGAAAGATCAACAGTAAGGGCCTCTGCAAGGTCGAGAAGTTCATCTTCTGATAAATCAAGCTCTTCTTCGAGAGCAGTTTCGGGCTCGCCGGGAACTTCTTCTATTTGTGCTTCCCCTTCGTCGTCAACCTTGTCTTCAAGGCTGCCCAAGTCAATTGTCACCACTTCATCATCGTTGGCTTCTTCGCCAATCCTTGTAACTTGTGTTGCAAGTTGGTCAAGCACATTCTGGGCTTGCTCAAGGGCATCAGAAGCATCATCAATCATTTTTTCTGCTTCTTCCACCTCGTCGGTTGGCTGAGCTTGGTATGAAGCTGGAATGTCGTCTTCAACGCCATCTTCTACTTCCGCATCAAGATCTAAAACTTCGGCTCCATCTTCGGCGCCAAGATCCCCTGCTTCAATTTCTTCTTCATCTTCTTGCTCAAGAAGACGATCAACGGCTTCTTTG